GGTCTTTGCCGGACCTGATCCACGTGCGCTTCTGATGGTCGGTCAGGCGGTTCCAGATATCGAGACGCTTGTCGAGTTCGCCCCGAAACGCGGCGAGTCGCGGCGCTGCCGTCGTCGCAGCCGCCGTCTGTCCAAGGATGTTCAGGTCTGCCATTGATTTTTCCCCGTCTCGGCGCGCCGCGCGCGGTCGTGGGCAAAGCGGTCAGCGGCGGGTCGCGCATCCCGCAATAAGCGCCAGAAGCGCGAAGATCGTCCACCGCAGAAGATTCACGCCAATCCTCCATCCTCGTCGCCGTGGCGGTGGCGTCAAACCAGCTTGAACCCGATCTGGGCGGCGGCGGCGGCCAGCGCCCGGATCGTCGCCACCAGCGCCGCTCCGTCCCTCTTGTTCTGCGTCTCGACGCCGAGGGCGGCCAGCAACCGGGCCTGGTCGGCCTCGGGCATCTCTCGGATGTCCCTCTCCGCCTGGTCGATGGCCGCCTGCTGCGCCGCGGGGTCCAGGTGGCTGAACTCCCCGTTCACGAGGTCCGTGATTGCTCCCATGGGCGTCCTCCTTTACTTCGTGGGCGTAGCCGGTTCAGGACTGATGGCCGGCGTCTGAATCCCCGGCATCGTGACTTTCAGGCCCAGGGACTGGACGAGGCCGAATGCCTCGTTGACGATGTTGGGGATAGCGCTCGCCTCCATGCCGACGCTCATCCACTGCGAGACCGCCCCGTGGACCCGCATGGCCTTGGCCGCCTCGTTCTGGTTCGTGGCGACGAGACTTCTCATCCTGGCGACGATCAGTTGGGTGTCGGCCATCGCCTTGTCGCGTTTGGCGATGACGGCCTTGATCCCCTCCTCGATGTCGGCCGGCGTCTTGGCCGTCATCTTGACGAGGTCGATGGTCTTTTGTGTCGTATAGTCGATGTCTGCCTGCCGCGTGGCGATAAAGACGGATTCCCAGGTCTGCTCGATGCGCTGGTCGTTGCCGAGATGGCTCTGCCACGTCGCCACTTCCCACGCCTGCGCCTCGCGCACCGCCATAGGCGCAATGCAGCCGCCGAGCAGGGGCAAAAGGAAGATGAGCACCAGAGCGGCAGGCGGCGTACCGTCCTTCGTGAGCAACGGGCCGATGGACTTGACGGCCACACTGTAGGCGGCGATGGCGGTGCTACCGAGGAGGCTGCCGGTCAGGAATACCGTGAGGTCCACCGGCACCTTCGTCCAGCACAGCATGCGCAGGGCAGCCAGCCCGATGCCCAGGAGGATGGCCGCGACCGGCAGAATCTTCGTCCGGTCGGCCACCCACTGAATCCCCTTGAGGCCCTGCAGGATGACGACGATCAAAGCCACCAGAGTCGGATCTGTCCAGTCCATGTCACACTTCCTTTCGGTCCACGAAAACCTGTTTCAGAACCTTGAGGTTGTCCCTTATCAGCGGAATGCCCTTGGGGCGCCGCCTCTCATACGGATTGAACTCGGCGGGCTTAAAGAGCCGCGCGCGGCGCGAGTAGCGGTTCACGTTCGCAAGATGAGCAAGGATCGTCGATGTATGCGTCCAGTTGTTCCGGCACCGTGCCTCGGCCATCCATACCAGTTCTCTCAGCGTCAGGGGACCGGGGGCGACGCCGACGATGCCGGCGAGGTCCCAGATGAGCCGCTCGACTCTTCGAGCGCCGCCCGCATCCGCTCCTCCAGTTCCGGGCCGTCCAGGCGCTTCTCGGCCGCCGCCACGGCCATCCCCTCCAGCACTTTCAGTTTGCCGAGCGCCTTGGCGAGGAGTCGGCGTCGGCTGCTCGGGAAAAAATCGACCAGTTCCTCCAAGAGGGCCGTCGTCGCCCCGTCGATGGCGTCTCCCGCCATCGCCCGCCCGAAATCCTCGTCCGTGACGCCGCGAGCGTCGGCCTCGGGCTTGCAGGCCGCGTATACGAGGTCGCACAGGAGTACGGGGTCACTGACGAGGCGCTCGAGTAGTTTCCCGTCCACGACCTCCAGAAGGTTCACGTCCAGGAGGCCCCGGACCCGCTTGATGGCGTCTACGTTGACCGTGACGGTCCACGTGCGGCCAGCATTATCGGTAAATGTTTTCATGTGCCCTCCTCGAAACTGGTAGCGGGGGCGGGATTCGAACCCGCGATAGCGACGTTATGACTCTCGTGGCTTGCCACTGGCCCACCCCGCGTTGCAAATTACGCGCCGGGGATGGCGACGCCGGAGGCCTGGATCGCCAGGTTGATCCGGGAACTTGTGATGCCAATGCCGAGGACCGTCACGAAGTCGGCAGCGGCCCGTTCACTGATGGCGCCGATTCCGCCTGCAGTGTCGGTTATCCCATAGACGGTGCCGACTACCACCGTGCCTCCGGGGTTCAGCCCGCCCTCGCGGACATAGGTGATGGGCTGGTTGGCACCGCCGCCGTTGAGGGCGACGCCGACGGCGGCGGCCTTTGCCGCGCTCGTATCGTCGGCGAGCCGGAGTTTGCCGCTCGTGTCTTGATACAAAGTTTTGCCGGCCACAATCGTCTCGCCGGCGATCCCGCTTTCCTTTCTTGCGCCCCCCAAGGCGAGGACATTGGCCGGCGTGATCGTGAGGTCTGCCATGATCATGCTCCTTTAATCGCTGGGATGGTCCGCCTGGCGGAGACACCCAGGACTTGCTCAGGTCCTTATTCGCCGATCACCTTCCACTGCGGAGGGTTCGCCGAATAAGTCGGCTTGGCCGTGACACTCACTTTCACGGCCTCTTCCAGTGCCTCGTCGCGGTCGAACTTGAGGATGGCGCAGTCGGCCCACAGCCCTTCGCTGCCGGCCTCGGCCACCGGGCCGTCCATCACCGCCAGGCCCAGGAGCGTGCCGCCGAAGAACGCGCTCCGCATGGCCTCGAACCCCGCGTCAGCCGTGTCCCAGACCATCTCCCACTCGATACTGGCGTCCTTCAGGGTACCGATGGTCGCCTTCCAGCCGCCCCCGCCGCGCGTGGAAACCTCCGCCTCACCCTTATCGATGTTCAACGTGAGGTCTTTGATGTTCGTGACGAGGGTCCACACGGGCGTGCCGCCGATGCCGGCGGCGCAGAAGTACAGTTTGGCTTCCAAGCCCAGTTTGACTCCCATGATTCACCTCTCCTATCTGACCGACGCCGCCCAATGGCGGGGCAACCGGTCCTTCACCTGTTCGAGCGCCGGCCCCATGAAGGAGCGGCGCGGGTAATGCTCGCGCTTGTACCGGCCGCCGAACTCGTGGGCCGACCCCGACGTGTCCACAAAGCCCACATCCGGTCCGATGACCACCGACTGCTGTCGCGGCTCGACGGCATATAAGATTGCGTTCCGGAGGAGGCCGCGGCGGGTGTGCGGCGGCCGGCCGGGCGCGCTTGCCGCCGGGCTTCGCTTGATGCTGTGGCGGGCCACGAGGCGAATCGCCGCCCCCGCATGACCGAGGCTCGTGATGCTCGCCTTCTTGGCGGCCGCGATGACCCTGCCCATGTGAAACTGCGTTTTCGCCTTCATCCGAATCATCAACGACCGCCTTTCACCACTATCTCCTGTCTCTGTGCCCGCACCAGCCCGCGCGGGTAATCCTGAATCCCGCCGCCTTGACACGCCTCTGGAACTCGCTGCACTCGCACGCCGTGAGGTCCGCCCCGTCCGCCGAGTACCCCCACGAGAACCACGGCAGCGGCAAGGTGTCCACCAGCCGCCGGCTCACCCGGAAGAGGCCGCAATGGATGACGTCCGGCTCGGCCCACGATGGCAGGTTGCCGTCATCGTAGGCGCAGCCCACGAGGTCATAACCCTCGACGGCGAGGAACGGCAGGGCGGCCGGCGCGGGCGCTGGGATGGTCGGCGCGGCCTCGGCGGGTTTCGATTCGGACATTTCGGTTTCCTTTCCTGCGGTCGCCTGGGCGACCAGGTTCGTGAACGTGACGGGAATGCTCTCGCCCTGGGCGAGTTCGGAGCGGGTGTTCATGTCGGCCCCGTAGGGACAGACGGCCACGCCCCGCAGGGGCCACTCCCGGATGATGATGCCGGGGCCGGCGAACTGAAAGCCGTTGACCTGCGCGGCCTGGCCCTCGGCAACATCCTCGACCTTGATGCCGTCCCCGCCGAAGTAGATGGAAGCCTCGTATGGCACGCCCGCGCGGGCCTTGTGAATGATTTCCGAGGCCCGGTCGCTATCTTTGAAGGGCACGAGCGCCCCGCTTACCTCCAGGCCGTCCGTGTCGGCGCGGAAGTGGTTGGCGTAGCCGATCACCTCCGATGGGTTGTGCACGTAATCGACGGGGAGCCGGTCCTTGTGGAGGTGCATCCCGGCCATGTCGTGGACCACCCGGCCCCAGAACCAGTGCTGGACGGGCTGGGCGGTGCGGGCCTTCATGCGGATGGGGGCGGACTTCGCGCCCTCGCCGTTGTCGCCCAACTCAAACGGGCCGACGACCATCCGCAGGGCGGACGCGGGCACGCTGCCCGTCCGGCGGGCGGATTCCAGCGTCATGGCGCCCGGCTCAGCCATTGGTGATCTCCACAATCTGCGCATTGGCGGCGGCGACGTTTGTCGGTAGGCCCAGGGATTCGAGGTACTGGTTCTCAGCAGCCAACTGGTCGGCCACGTCGAAGAAGTCCTTGCCTTGCTGCTTCAGGACGTCCGTGCGGGACGCCAGGCCCGCGCCGATGGCGGCGATGTCGGCGTTCACTTCCTTCAGCGGGTCAATCCACGGGATGCCCTTGGCGATCCACTCCCACCGCAGGTTCGCCAGCGCCACGCCGCGGGGCAGTTCCAACAGGCCGTCGGCGATGAACAGGCGCAGCCGCCACGCCGTGAGGTTATTGAGCATGAGCCGCACGTCGGCGCGTTTCACGTCGGCCGACTGCTCGTACTGGAGCAGGGCCTGCCGCGCGCCGGAGTAGTTCGTGTGGGCCTCGTCAAAGAACGAATACGGGATGTCCAGACCCTTGAGGGCGGTCTGAATCATGGTCTGCGTGAAGGCTTGGAACTCGGTGGAGGGCGACTTGGACTCCAGGAACTCCGCACGGTCGCCGGGTTCCAAGTCGAGGAGCACCGGCCCGCGGCCGAAGTCCACCTGGTAATCCTTCTCGGGCGTGCCGTCGCCATCCGCGTCCTCCCCTGTGACCTCGCCCACCGGCTCCACCGCCTCACGGTAGAACGCCAGGGCGAACATCTGGGCCACCTTCGCCTTGGCCAGGGCGTAGTCGAACCCCTCGTAGGTGTCCCTGAGCGTGTTGATGGCGGCCGCCAGGGGCGAGATGCCGCGAACCTGGTCGAACCGGTCGAAGAAGGCATGATGGACGACATACGGGGCCGGGATGAGCCGCTCAAATGCGAAGTCTGCGCCGTTGAGGGGGCGCCTGCACACGGCATAGGCTCTCGCCTGGCCCGCCTCGTCCACCTGGACGCCGTGGACAAGCTGCATGGGCAGGACGCCGTCGGGCAGGCCGCTCGTGGGCGTCTGGACGCGGTCGCCCTCGATTGCCTGGAGGCGGCCGTCGGAGAGTTTGAGGAAAAACACGTCGCCGTCCACCGTGCGGCGTTCCTCGGCCAGACGCACGAGGCGCGGGAACGAATGCCGCGCGGCTACGTCGCAGTTCGACGGCCGGGACCACCAGTCCATCAGGTCCTCGATGCGGCCGTCGAGGTCGGCGCTGCCGGTGCGGGATTGGAAGGAAAACGTGCTCACGTAGTCGAGGTGCTTTCGGATGGCCCAGGCGGCGATGGTGAAGTTGCGGTGGATGTCGCGGGAGGCGGAGGTGAGTTTGCGGCGCTGGTGGGGGAGGAGTTCCTTATCCTCGGAGCGCAGGCGGCCCGTCGGCGCCTGCCGCCGGTTCTTCGACTCGACGGCATCGTAGCCGAACAGGTACTTCCCGACGCGATGGACCAGTCCCGTCTGCATCATCAGAATCCACCCAGATTGATGCTCGCCGCCTGCGGCCGCTGGTTCTTCTCGCGGGCGACCTCGCGCTTCCAGTACCGGTACTTCGCCTCCACGTCGGCGTACCGCACCGACTGGCCGTCCACCGAGACGGTGTCCAGGCCCGCGCTCGTCTCTAGGAGCGTCTCGTACTTCGCCAACATCGTTTCCGCGAACGTCGCCATCGTCACTCCGCTACTGGCGGGCAAG